CTGCAGCCAAGAAAGGAAAGCTGACTATGACCTACATGATCGACCTGATGATCAACAACACGGGGGCCTAGAGAATGAGCAATCGCAAGAGGGGCGACTTGACGCCGCGCGAACGTGAGATCGTCGAGCTGGTCGCCGTCGGCATGTCGAACAAGGAGATTGCCCGCGCGCTGGGCATCGCCGACGGCACCATCAAGGTGCATCTGCATCGCGTCTTCGACAAGCTGACGGTGCGCAACCGGACCATGCTGGCGCTGAGCCAATCAGCGCAGCGAGCCCGGTCCGCTAAAGACTGCGACCAGGGCGATCAGGACCAGGATCAAAAAGAGGAGTAGCCACCATAGCTTGTTTTCCATAGTCTGACCTCGCGCGGGTTCCGGTAACGCGTTCCCGCGCTGGCCCGCCGACAGATCACAAGACAGGCTTGTTTTGTGGGGAGCTGTCGGCGGGCTCATCTTGCGCAACCTCACTGCGTCCAGGCGCGACCTCGGTCAAGTCGGCCTGCAACCCATGCGCAACATAGACCATCGTATCCTGCTGCAGCCATGTCGCCAGGAAGCGCAGCGCTTGGTACAGCGCCGCCGTGACAGGCTCGTTACAGCTCACGGCGCTCTCCGTGTCGGCGCCGAGGTCACCGTCATCGTCGCGGCGACATCGAGCGAGACCAGATCGGCGCCGACGACGAACTGGTCGGTCACGATCGGGCCCAGCGTCGCCCCTGCCGCATCGAGCCGATAGCCGCGCCCGATATAAGTCGCCGCCTCGGTCAGATCGAAATTCGCCGAGGAGTTGGGGCCCTCGTATTGGTCGACGATCGTCGCGGGCGCCGAGGCCAGCGCGACCTCGATATGCCAATTTCCGCCGACTGTGCCGCCGGGAAATTTCTTTTGCACCGGATTGATCGTCACCGTGACTTGCATGGAAGCATCCTCCTGCTTGCTACCGCAACGTCCCCTTGATCAGCTGGTCGACCATCGCGCAGCTCTCGACGACCGCGTTCAATTTCCCGTTCGTCATCGTGATCAGGCACTGCGTCCCTTTGGGGAAGTGCCCGACGTCGACGCTGCGCGGCGTCCTGATGCTCGATATCTGATCGGCATTAATCTCGAAATATTGGTTGTCAGGCCCGTGCACCATGATCAGATGCACCGCCATGAACAACCATTGCGTCGTCATCCGATCAGCGCCTCGATGTCGATCTTCGTCTTGACGCCGCGGTCGCGCGCGCGCAGCCCCATCAGCATCGCCAGCGCGATCGCTGCATCGACGCGGAAGCGAGACTTCGCCTTGTCGATCTTGCGGTTGCCCGCGGGATCGACGGTCGCCACCGCGTTCGCCATGCACCAGTTCATGACCGGCGAATTGGGATGCAGCAGCTGCCGCTCCAGGATCGCCAGCTCGATCGCGTCGACCGCGGGCGCCATGTCTTTGAACCCTTGGCCCCAAGGCACCAGCCGCAGGCCGTCCGGCCGCGGTTGCGCCCGCAGCGTCCGCCGCACGCCAGCATCGTCGGGCGCCGCCAGCTTCTCCTCGAAGGCCTGCAGGCCGATGTCATCGAACTCGCGCAGCAGCTCGGCCATGCGCCAGCGGTCGAAGGCGATGCCGCGGATTTTGTACTTCTGCGACAGCTCGGCGAGGAATAGGGCGACGACGCCAGGATCGATCGAGCGGCCGGGGCTCGTCAGCAGATGGCCCGCGGTGACCCATTCGCGATAGCGATGCGAGCCGGTACCGAAGTCGCGTGCCGCATGCTCCTCCAAAAGCTCGGCAGGCTTCCAGGCGAAAATCTGGACGCGGCAAGGATCGCTGGCCGAGCCGACGACCAGCGCCGTCAGATCGGCAACCGACGACAGGTCGAGCCCGGCGAAGACCTCCTCGCCCTCGACCAGCGCCGCCTCGCCCGCGCACGCCATCCATTCGACGCGCGAGATCAGCGACGCCGTCGGGGCCACTCTTTGGTTGAGCAGCAGGTTCCGCGTCATCGGCTCGAAGGCGGGCATGCGCATCGCCTTGGTGACGGCCGCGATCAGATCATCGCGATTGCGAAACTTGCCGAGCGCCGGGTTGGCCTTCAGCCATTGCGTCTCGTCGTCGAGCGCACAATCCTCGTCGGCAGCATGCAGATGGCAGATGATCGTCGGATCGACACCGGCGAGCCCGTCGTCGATCAGCTTCGAGAGAATGTGCTCGGGATCATTGCTCTGCGTCGAGATCGTGATGAACAGCGGCTCGTCGCGGGCGCCGAAGCTGGTATCGAGGACGTCGTACAGATCGCGCGACTTGGCTTGCGCCAGCTCGTCGTAAATGACGACTGAAGGCAGATAACCGTGCTTGGTCCCAGCCTCGGCGCTGACGGCGCGATAGACCGAGCCGGTCGCCAGCCCGACCATGGTCTTCGTCGACGGCGCCATGCTGATCGCCGCCCGCAGCTCCGGCTCCAGCTCGACCATCTGCTTCGCGAATTTGTAGACGATCGAGGCTTGGTCGCGATCGTTCGCCGCCGAATAAATCTCGCCATTCGGGATCGCCTCGGGCCCGACCAGATGCGCCAGCGCAATCGCCGCGATCAGCGCCGTCTTGCCGTTCTTCCGGGCGACCGAGAGGATCGCCCTGCGGACCGCGCGATGGCCGTCGGCCTTGTGCGGCTCGTAGATGTCCTTGATGAATTTGCGCTGCCAGCCCATCAGCTTGAACGGCTGGCCCTGGCCGGTGCCGCTCGGCACCGTCAGGCTCTCGATGAACTCGATGACGCGCGCCGCCCGCTTGCGGCCCGCCGCTGTCCGCCTAACTGGCGAGGAGCCCCGCAAACTTACTCTTCGGCCCTGGATCGTTAAGACCGGAAGCGATCCGGGTCCGCGCGGCGGGGGTGAATCCAAATTCAAGGGCATGGCGCATCATCTCCTTCGCCGCCTCGCGAATGACGCCGATCAGCGGATTGACGATGAAGCCCACCGAATCGCGCGAGCGCGCACGAACCAACAAGCCCTTGTGCTCAGGATCGGCCGCCGCCTCGATCTTGAGCTGGCGCTGCGCCTCGACCCATCGGGCATAGGCCTCGCAGTACGCAGCCAGCGGCGCAATATCGACGTTCGTCAGCAGCCGCAGGCGCAGCAGCTGCGGCGCAATCCGCCGCCACTCGGCGCCCGCGATCTGATTGAGGTAGTCGGGCGGCAACGGCAGATCGATGAGGACCTCGGGCTCGGGCTCGGGGCACAACTTGCGCTTACCGGGATTGCCAAGCGCCTCCTTTAGGCGCGTCGGCACTGGATGCTGACCTACATGCATGGGATCACCATTTCAGGAGTTTTGTCATCGCTGCGTCGAGCCTGCTCTGCAGCGTCGACAGCAGCTCGCTGCGCAGGATCGGGCGCGTCGACCAGCGGCGCCATTGCCGGTACGGCGCCAGCTTACCTCGATACTGGTAGCGAGCGCTGTGCGGCTTCGCGAGCAGCTTCTGCAGCCGCCCGACTTGCCGCTGCGCATAGGCCGAGCGCTGGACCTCGAAGAGCGAGTGCGGCCGGATGACGGTCGCCGCCTGCCCCTTGGCGCGCGACCGCATGGTGAACGGCCGGTGCCGGTGCATGTCCTCGGTCTGCCACTCGCTCATGACGTGGCCGATGCCGACCCGCTTGAAATGATCGATGGCGGCGATCATGCTGCCGATCTTGTCCTCGGGGACGTTGGCTTCGATCGAGAGCATGGGGAGGGTCCGATGGGCAAGCCAAAGATCATTAGCGACGCGCGGTACGCTGATATGTGGCGCGTCCAGTATCGGGACGGCACAACGTCGGATATGGTCAACCTCTCGCGGGCCAAAGACGCGCTTCGCCGAGAGCTTCATCCAGACCGGGAATTTGGGCGACCATCGGCGCGCCCGCGGAGGCGGCCGGGACCGCGCCAGCGTCCGAAGCCGTAGGCGAGCAGCCCAGACCGAGGGTCACCGCCAGGAGGCGCCTCTGCGGGCCAGCCGAGGGCGCCCATGCGTTTTCCAGGGAGGGCCGCTACCACCCTACGCGCCAGCTGGCTAGGCCCTCCCTATGCGCGGATTTTGGTTTGCTCGTGCGGGCGCGCCGCGACCTCTCTGAGTA